TAGGCAGCCGAAGCGCGAGGGTGTGTGCTCGCACCTCATAACCTCGTGACAAGTAGTCAATTTAGAAATGACAACCGCATATCAATCGCGACAATTTTCATGTCTTTGAAATCTATGTCGGCTGCCATTGTAAATCGACGGTGGGCTAACCCTGGAGAAATCTGGGGTATAACTCACTTGTTGATCCTGTCCGTAGGTTTGACTGAATACATGTCTGCCTTTAAGCAGTTCACTGAACGATTGCTTACTTTATGGTCGAAGTCTGGGAAGAAGTTCCTAGTCCTCTACATGAAGGAAGCTCTCGCTCATGTGATTGCCTTCTTAAACCATAAAAGCCGTCCCTTTATTAATGGGTCAGTTTCTATGCGTTTAAGTCGAGCCGGTCTGCCAACGATTATTCCCGGCCTCCTCCGTGCCGTCATCTTACGATTTCGTCGCGAGGGAGGGTTACGGGATCGTCTGGTAGTTCGAACTGTACTTAGTGTCCTTTCGATGTATAGAGTTTTAAACTTTGTATCGAAGCCAAATTTGGCAACGATCACTGATCCTTTTAACGGGATTAGCCCATTGCTCGATATTAATGAGCTGGGCCGAGTTTTGTCTCTTTTTCCTCGAATGGTCATTAAGGGAATCTCTTGGAGCATCAGTGAGTCTGCTGGACCTAACGGTCCACGGGCTACTTGGTTTGCTGGGAGTGATGCTCTTGCCTTTATCGAGAATCCACGTCAGTGGATGTTCTTGATAGGGTTTATGATCATCAATCGACAGTTCCTTTCACTGGCGTGGTTAGTTCTGATCCAGTTGATCTCTATCCCAGGGATGGTAGTTCTGATTGCGATCAAAGGTCTGAAGGTTGTTCCATTCAAACTAGGGCGGTTATCCGCCCTAGATAAGGATGGAGCTGGGAAACGACGGATCATTGCCATTACAGATTTTTGGACACAGCTTGTGTTCAAGCCTCTGCACTTGGCTGTATTCTCTATGCTCAAGAAAATTGAGCAAGATGGTACGTTTGATCAGTTTAAACCTGTCGAACAATGGGTTTTACCCCGTGTTCGGCTCGGTTTTCCCGCCTTCAGTTTTGATCTCTCAGCTGCTACGGATCGCCTTCCAATTGCGCTGCAACAACAGATCTTAAGCCATCTCTTCGGAGATTGGTTTGCGAAATGTTGGGCAGGACTGTTGGATCGGGATTGGTGGTTCCAAGGTAAACCTGTTCGTTACGCAGTCGGACAACCGATGGGAGCTTTGAGCTCTTGGGCAATGCTTGCTTTCAGTCACCATGTGATTGTTCAGCTAGCTGCTTTGCGTGCGGGTTGGACTACTTGGTTTCCGCATTACGCTCTTCTCGGAGATGACTTAGTCATCGCCGATCGGGACGTAGCGGGCCATTATCAGGCTCTTATGCGTCATTTGGGAGTTCCGATCAACCTGAGTAAATCTATTATCTCAGAAGTCGGTCTCATCGAATTCGCTAAGCGCTGGGTAAGTGGAACTAGAGGTGAATTATCTGCAGTCGGGCCGGGTTTACTCCTGGCCGTACTACGGAACCTTTACCTCTATCCAGTTCTGATCTTGCATCTGTTTGAGCGGAGTTGGATCGCTTTTCCAAAGCAAGTTGAGAATGCAATTGCATCACTTAAGAAGGTACGACGTAATGTCACACCTGCTTTTATGATGCTATTGTATGTAACCATTGTTGGCCCATCGGGGTTAATGCGAGACGGACGCCATGTCACAGCTTTTGCTGATACATGGTTCGAATCCGTTACGCGACTCCCGATGAGTTCTGCCGTATCATATATCATCCTAGCCTTTAAGGCTTTGGTTGAGAAGGATATGGCCAACAAAATCAGAACTGCCGAAGCGAATCTACAGTACTTCACCCGTAATTGGGCGAAGATGCCTATTCTCCTCGGAGACTGGGTTACTGGGGTATTCTCTGTCCCCCTGGTACTGATTTCACCTGGCTTTTGGATTTACCTCGTCACGATGTGGAAAGGTCGATCTCCTGATATCTCATTTAGTCTAAACCTCCACGGGATTGTTAATCCTGCGGCGGCTATGACTCCTGGTGCTATCCAATTTGATTTGCTTGATCTAGCCGACCTGGCGTCCATCGAATGGACGAACAGATCTGCTGTGAAGGCGCAGTTAGGGTTATCGGTCGATCTCATAAAGGAGGTCGAGATCCTAATCTCGGCAGACCTGCGTGCAAACCCTTGTTTAGATGTGTCGACAGATGTTATCGTCCCAAAACCAGACCCTGTCTGGGATTGGCTCGATGACCCTTCGACGAAGACCCCGCTCTGGAATGAGCTGGTCGGAAAGCATCTTCACAAGATTGCTGTAGGGAAGGCCGTGTAGGAAGTCCAACAACTCTAGTGCACCAGGACCTAACAAGTCTCTGGGATAGTCCCGGATGAGATAGCAGGAAACTGCGACAAGAAGTAAGGCTTTATGCAAACCTAA